AGAAAAAATCCAGTAAGAAAAGAAGGTTCTTAATGCGCCCTTCATGGAATGAATATCATCTTTTGCAGGCCAAGCTGGCTGCCGTGCGCTCCACCTGCAACTCCAGGCCCCAGGGAGCAGTCCTGGTCCGGGATAATCGCATCATAGCGACCGGGTATAACGGGGCTTTACCGGGGCAGGAGCATTGCTCGGGACAATTTATAACCTGTCCTGATTGTACTGGGTATCGACCAGCAAGTTATCGTTGCTCAACTTGTAATGACTTACAAAAACTACCCTACTGCCGCCGCCGGGCCTCCAATATCCCGGATGCCCAGAAGGACCGGGCCTGCGTGTCTTCCCATGCTGAGGCCAACGCCGTTGCCCAGGCCGCCAGATTGGGAGTGGCCACTGCCGGCTCTGTCCTCTATTGCACCACCAGACCGTGCGCTGTCTGCACAAAAATCCTGGTGATGGCCGGGGTTGTCCGAGTTTTTTACGAACTCGATTATGATGACCCAGATGGCGATTGGCTCCGGGAGCTTCTGCCCATGGAACAGGTGTTTGTGGGTCTGGAATCCATGCAACAGGCCCAGAAAATGCTTTTGCCTGAAACCAGCAGGCGCAGATTGGAGAGGACAGAGTAGCTTTGGCAAGAATCAAAAAGGAAACCAAGATCAGCCTCATCCAGGTTATTATAGGATATATGTACAATATGGATCAGGATGTCCTATCGGTTTCCTTCAACATCAAGGCGGTCAAGGGCCGGCTGGCCAAACTCTCCATGCAACAGTTGAGAAATTATTGCGATTCACTTATGGGCAGGACGCCGAGATTATTTTGATCATGAAAAACCATCCTGAATTAAGGAGTCTCAAATGCTTCACGAACTGAAATGCTGGCCAGAGTTCTTCCAGGCAATCCTGGATGATCGCATGCGCTTCAATTTGCGCCGAGATGACCGGGACTTCCGGGTGGGGGACCGGTTGTTGTTGAAGGAATGGGACCCGGCGGCTTACGAGCGTCTGCTTTCTTTGGAGCATGAACCTGTGCCGGAAGAAGTTTTACAGCAATTCGTCGAGGTAGCCTACACCGGCCGAGAACTCCTGGTGCGAGTGGATTACATCATGCCTGGAGTAGTAATGAATGAGTTACAAGGTCGCCGTCTTGGAGATGGTGACTTCGTCATCATGAGCATCAGCAAGATATAATCCTTTGACAACCTGGACCCGAGAGCAAACAGACACCAGCCTGGAGCGCAAGATCGTCATTGGCCTGATAGTCAGCGATCGGGTACTTCGCCGCCTGTCCATGGCCTATCGCCCCAGGTTCATGACTGTACCATATTTTCATGTCGTGTCCCAATGGTGCTTAGAATACCAGGCAGCCTATGATAAGGCCCCTGGCCGGCACATCAAGGACCTTTACGAGGCCAACCGCAGGAATGGCCTGGACCCAGACAGTGCGGAAATGATCGGAAAATTCCTGGCCAGCATCAGTGAGGAGTATTCCGAGCAGGGCATAAACGAAGAATATCTTATCGACCAGGGCCTCCAGTTCTTCAAGGAACGCTCCCTGACCCTGCTCAAGGACGACTTGGACGCCCACATCCAGCAAGGAAACCTCCTGGGGGCCGAGGAGGTCGTGGCCAGGTACAGCAGCCCAGGCTCCGGCATCTCCCTTGGATGCGAGCCACTCAAAGACATGGGTGCAATCAGGGATGCGTTTGAAGGCGATGACGAGCTGTTCACCCTGCCTGGTGCCCTGGGCCGGCTCCTGGGGCCGTTCATCCGGGAAGACGCCTGGGGCCTGGTGGGCAATTACAAGGGCGGCAAGTCATACATGGTGCAGTACATCCAGCTCATGGCCCTCTACTCCGGCCTGAACGTGGCCAGATTCAGCTTTGAAATGAACCGCAGGAAGGAAACCAGGCGGTTTGTCCAGGGTATCGCCGGGGTGCCTCTCAAGCCCCCATCAGGCCCCGTGTGGTGGCCAGTCTGGGACTGCCGGCTGAACCAGGAGAATAACTGCTCCAGGGTCGACCGCATCAACCGAGTGGCACTGCTGGACGGCCAAGGCCAACAGCCACATTTCTCTCAGGCTCCGCAGGGATACCGGGCCTGTGCCACCTGCCGGGGCCAAAGCCATTGGCAGATGGAGACATGGGCTACCCCGATTGAGAAAAGCCCACCGGCATGGAGGGCGGCATGGAAACGGGCGCAGGCGACCGACAGGCAGCTCCGGGGCGCCCGCTTCAAGTTCCAGTACTGGCCTATGCGGTCCGCCGGGGTGGCCGAGGTCAGGTCCACCCTGGAGGTCTGGGCGCACCTGGAGGGATTCGTGCCCCATGTGATTGTCGTGGACAGTCCCGATCTGCAGAACTTCCGGGGCGAGGACCGCATGGCCATAGTGAAGAACCGGCAGGACAACGTGGCCCTGGCCCAGCAGTACCATTCTTTGTTGATCATGCCTTTCCAGGCTGGGAGCAAGGCCGCCATTGAGCGCAAGTCCAAGAAAGGCAGTGACATTGGGGAATCGGTACAAATCCTGGGAGATGTGGATGGCATGATTGTGTTAAATCGGTCGGAAATGGAAGAGCAAATGCTTAGAACAAGAATAAATACTAGCGTTCAAAGGGACGATAGTAGAAGCAGTCAAGTTATGGTTTTACAATGCCTTGAACTTGGACAAGCAGTTGTAGATTCTGAATTTATAAACAACAACTATGAAAAATAAGAGTTTTCTGCCAGTTGATACTTTTAGGGCTATAATAAGTCATGAATAAAATATATTCTATTCCGCCAACAGTGTTTGCTAAAGTTCCTTTGAAAGGAATTTCATGGAAAACCGGCGCCAAGAGGCAAATCGCCATTGGAACCGAAGGGGACTTACTGGCATCCAAAATGGTAGATGGTCGGCAAATGCACTTGGTGCGATTTCGCGGGATTACTTGTCCAAAGCAAGTAGAAGACAATCAAATCTCAATGGAGAAACTTAATGGTCTTACGAACTAGAATTCTTATCGACGGCAATGAAACTTACGATTTATGTCCTCGTGAATTAACCGCTAGGTTGCTGACCTACCCGGCCAACCTGCAATTCTGGTCACTCGATGGGCTCCGGGAATTTCTGACCGGCACTTGTGAAGTAGTACAAGCATGGTGCCGAGCTCGCCTGGAAGAGAATCCGCCAGACGATCTTAAAGGTAAATACAAGCGGTACGGCACCTGGGCAGCCAGGGTGGTCAAAAATTTTCCGAGCATTCGTGTTTGGAACCGTCAGAACCCAGATAATCCGGAAGTGCAACAGCGGCTTCAAGAACATGCAGTCACGTATCTCTACAACATTGCCATGGCTGGAGAAGGCTGCGGACTGCTGCCTGGGTTCGGCATGAGCAATAACTTCAAAGACAATGTCCGGGGCAATCCTGAAGTCCAGACCCTGCGCAAAGCAGAAGGAGAGTTATTTTGAAGCTAACGGTAATCAAACGATTTGAATTTGAATATGCCCATTATCTGCCGGGGTATGATGGCCCTTGTGCTAACCTGCATGGCCATCGCGCCGAGCTGGAAGTGGGAGTGTCTGGTGTAGTCGATGCCAAGACTGGTATGGTGATCGACTTCAAAACACTCAAATCTGTAGTCAAACAAGTAGTGGTTGACCTCTTGGATCACTCTTGCTTGAACGATTTCGACATGAAAGATTTTCCTTCTGATTGTCCCACAGCAGAAAACACCTTGCTGTGGATAGTCTCGGTGCTTCGGCTAGCCTTATTTCCAGTTGAATTGACTGTGGTACGGCTCTGGGAAACTTCCGGCAGCTATTGTGAATGGAGAGCATGATGCGAATCCATCACATGTTTTTATCTCTGGATGGTGAAGTCAATTCCTGGGGGCAAGGAATTCCTTCAGTATTCATCCGACTTCAGGGTTGCAATTTATGCTGTTCCTATTGTGATATTTCCGAAGCCCAAGATCCAGATGGCGGCCGAGATATGACCATTGATGAGGTGGTTAGACATATTCAGGCATTTGAATGTCCTAAAGTCACCATCACCGGCGGAGAGCCCCTGCTCCAGGAAGACGAAATCCATGAGTTGCTCAACCGACTATTTCCGTTGGATTATCGGGTGAGCATTGAAACCAACGGCACGTTATCAACCAAGCGGTTCCGGGATTGCCGTAAACCCAACGAGAACATCTGCCTGGTTGTTGATTACAAACCCGGGAATTATAACCCAGACGCTTTTGAGTTTCTTCGGAATTGGGATTGGGTCAAAATCGTGGTTGGTGGCCGAGATGATTTTGACAAAGCCAGAAGGATTTTTGAATGGATGAGGGACCTGGGTTGCAAGGCTCGCTTCGCTCTCAGTCCTATTCACGAGACTTTGCCAGGCAAGGAGCTGGCCCAGTGGATTCTGGATGCCAAAATGTGGGACGTGACTTTGAACGTGCAAATTCACAAATTTCTTGGGCTCTCTTGAAAATAAATTGCTTTTAGGCCAAAAAATCAGCAGATTTTCCTGAACGGAAATGGCAGAATCGGCTATAATAATACATAAGGATAATCAATCCAAAAAAATAAGAACCAAGACCTAATCAAGGAGAACGACTATGACCATCGAAGAAGTGAAGCATCCGGACCTCCAGAAGGCGGTTAAAGACATCGCCACCGTCCTGGACATCAAGCAGAACCATGTGGCCGGCAGGCAGGTGCTCATCGACTTCGTCGTCAACACCATCGGCGGCTGCATTGGCCCTAACCCTGAAAACCCCGAGGAACAAATCTGGGTGGACGAACGTGCCGGAGACCTGAAACCCGAAACCCTGGCCACCTACGAGGCCCTGGCCACTCCGGCAGCGGAACCCGATCCGAGCGCAGTCGAACAGCAATCCCCGGAGGTGGCCGCGGCAGAGGCCACCGGGCAACCCGATCCCAAGGAAGCGGTCGTGGTCCAGGACGGTGCCGAAGCAGATCCAGCAGAGAAAACCGAAGCCGAAGTGGTCGGTGAGGAAGCCGGGACTGCCCAGCCCAAGGAATGTCCTGAGTTCGGCAAAGGCTACGACGCCACCGACCCGGCCTGCGCCAAGCCCTGCAAGCGGGCCGAAGAGTGTCAGGATATGATGGCCGAGGCCAAAGCAGCCAAAAAGAAGACCACGACCAGCGCCCCCAAAGAGCCGAAAGAACCCAAGGCGCCCAGCGCTCGGCAGGTTATGTTGGATCTCCTCTGCGGTGACCCGACCATGACCAAAGAGACGCTGACGGCGAAGGTCGCGGCCGCCGGGTTTACCGTGACGCCCGTGTCGTTGAGCACGGTCTTTTCCGATTGCCAGTCGGTCTTCAAGCGCCTCCGCGAGGCCGGCCACCTGGCTGCCTAACTCTCATGAAAAACAGGAGCCAAGGCCGTCTAATAAACGGCCTTGGACAATTCTATGAATAAGCCCAAATGCATAGTTCTTTTGTCTGGCGGGATGGATTCAAGCACACTGTTAGCTCTTGCCCAGCAACAGTTTGACGTCATAGCCTTGACGTTGATTTATGGCCAGCGACATCAGGTCGAAGTCGAATTCGCCAAGGCTGTGGCCGCCCATTTCAAAGTGCCTCACAAAGTCATGGATGTTTCCAACATCAGCGAGCTTCTCCAGGGCTCGTCTCTGACCAGTCCGGAAATCGCCGTGCCCCAAGGCCATTACGAAGACGAATCCATGAAGGCCACAGTGGTACCCGGCCGCAATACCATCTTGCTCTCCTTGGCCTTAGGTTATTGCATCAGTCAAAATGGCCAAATTGTCGCCTATGCTGCCCACGCTGGCGACCACGTTGTGTACCCAGATTGCAGGCCAGAGTTCATTCTAGCCATGGCTGGGGTTTTCAACAAAGCCCATTACTATCCAGTGGCCTTGTGGGTGCCTTTCCAAAATATGGACAAGGGTGATATTTTGGTCGCTGGGATACCGCTCGGCGTACCCTACGAGTGCACTTGGACGTGCTATGACCCGCAACCAATTATGGATGGTAAGGGAGTCAAAGGCAGCCCATATGTAAAATATGCGGCCTGTGGGCGCTGTGGGGCGTGTCAGGAGCGTCTCCTCGGATTTGCCAAAATCGGCCAAGAAGATCCTATTGATTACGTCACCCGAGAAATCTTGGAGGCCTGATGATTTACTACTCTCCAGAACAGTTCAAAGTCGACTGCGAAGTCTTAGCCAAGAAGATCAAAAACGCTCGCTTGGCCTGTAAGGTCATCTATGGCATTCCCCAAGGTGGCACTGCCCTGGCTATGGAATTATCACGCCTGCTGGGCAAGCGGGTCATCGATACCAAGGAGCTGCCCACTTGGGAGGAAGAATGCGTTCTGGTAGTCGACGATGTCGTTGATTCTGGAGCTACCATCAGTCGGTTCAAAAGTTATCAAACAGCAGCTCTCCATATCAAACCCTGCACACCAAAGGAGTTCTTTCCAAACTTCCATTGCAATATGGTAGACGACTGGATCACCTATTGGTGGGAAGCTACCAAAGAACAATCTATCCAAGACAACATCGTGCGCATCCTTCAATACATCGGTGAAGACCCGAACCGAGAAGGTCTGGTCAAAACTCCTTATCGAGTAGTAAAATCCTGGGACGAAATCTTTGGCGGCTACAAAATCGACCCCGCAACGATCTTCACTACCTTCGAGGCCGATGGGTACAACGAATTGGTGCTACTCAAAGGAATTGAATTTTTCAGCACATGCGAACATCACATGCTTTCTTTCGCAGGCCGTGCCCATATCGGATACATCGCCAAAGACAAGATCGTTGGTATTTCTAAGCTTGCCCGCCTTCTCGATATCTATGCCCGCCGCCTCCAGATCCAAGAGCGCATCGGCCAGCAAGTTACCCAGGCGATCGAAAAATATCTCAAGCCTGCTGGCGCCGCCTGTATCATCGAGGCCGAACATTTGTGCATGCGTTGTCGCGGAGTTGAGAAGCAAAACTCTATAATGTTAACATCCAGCCTGACAGGGGTCTTCTTAGAAGAGCCTGCTGCCCGAGCTGAACTATTCCAATTGATCAAAGGATAACCTATGACAAAAGACCTTCGCCACCTCGGTTCTCAAGGCACCAAGTATCAGTGTGATTCTCCCAGCCCTGAGACCCTCGACACCTTTATCAACAAGCACCAAAACCAGTTGTATCTGGTGCCTTTCATCCAGGCGCGGGATGAATTCACAAGCCGGTGTCCCGTGACCGATCAGCCCGATTTCGCCAAGATGGAAATCATCTATGTCCCGAATGTGAAGATGGTAGAGAGCAAATCGCTCAAACTCTACTTCTTCTCTTTTCGGAACAGCGGTGAGTTCCATGAGGATGTGACTAACCGCATCGTCAAAGATCTCTGGTCGGTCCTGGAACCCAAGTATCTCCGGGTCTTCGGCAACTTCGCTCCCCGCGGTGGTATTGCCATCAAGCCGCTGGTGGAAAGATGGGAATTTGCATTGCCAAGAGATATCATTTTATCTATTGATCGGCTGGTGACGGCCTGGGACTTGAAAAATGGATGAAAAAGCCAATACAAAACCAATTAATTTAATTCTAGATTCAGGGGCTTTCTCTGCTTGGATGAAGCAATCCGAGATTAATCTCGATGAATATATCCAATTTTGCCTTGAAAATCTCGATGTAATTTCTTATGTGGTTAACCTTGATGTAATTCCTGGTAAGTTTGGCCAAAAAAATCTTCCGCCAGAAGAGATTGAAAGATCAGCCTCCAAGGGCTATGAAAATTATCTATATATGATTAACCACGGCATCCCTAAAGAAAAACTTATTCATGTCTTTCATCAAGGCGAAAGTTTCAAATGGCTCAAGAAAATGATCAGAGAAATCCCTTATATTGGTCTATCTCCTGCCAATGACCGAACCACTCCCGAAAAAATGATGTGGCTTGATAACTGCATGCCCATCGTTACTGATTCGTCTGGCTTACCCATTGTCAAATTTCATGGTTTTGCCGTAACCTCTCTTCGACTCATGCTCCGTTACCCCTGGTATAGTGTGGATTCCACGAGCTGGGTAATGACCGGCCGCATGGGTTCGGTGCTGGTCCCCAAGTTCCGCCAAGGTCGCTACGACTATATGATTGATCCCTTCAAGGTCGCCGTTTCGGACCGATCTCCCAATAACAAAGAGGCTGGTAAGCATTTCCGCACCTTCGCTCCGGTCGAACAGGAAATCATCCAGCAATACCTGGCCCATAAAGGTTACCGGATCGGCTACTCCGAATTTCGCCTAGAGACCAAGAGCTACAAACCGGCCGATGGCGAACGCTGGTTTGGCCCGGCCAGAGCCGACGGTCTTCGGGAAGTCGAATTGGTCGTGGAGCCTGGATTAGCCAACGACTACATGCAACGGGACGAACTAAATATCGTTTATTTCCTCGATCTTGAGGCGGCCTTGCCCGGATGGCCATGGGCATTCAAGCTCAAAACTGACCATGCAGTCAAGGGTGGGTTTGGCCTGTGAGAATTTATTTGGCCAGTAATAACCCCGGGCCGAGAGAGAGAGAGCAAGAAAAATATCACCGACTCGGATTCGTGCCCCGCCGACTAATCTCTTATTGGCAAATAGTGAACAAAGAAATGGATTGTGAAACTCTTTTCGAATGGTGTAAGAATGAAAATTTACTTTGCAGGTATAACCGGGATGGCCTGGACACAAATTGAACAAATCCAGAGAGAGAGAGAGTAATTCGAGCCATTCTACTGACCTACGCCAATATCAAGGTATTTCCGACTATGATGGATAATGAAAAGAAAACCTACTTTCTTTTGGGTCTTAATAGATGAAATTATATTTTGCAACTTGGCCTAAACAAAAAGATCCTGGGGGGGGCTTTGGCCCTGATCAAAACCAAAGTCAGGCAAATATTATTATCCTACTTTTTTGTAACTGACTATCCCGATAATTGGCAGATTAAAAAATGATCATATTCCTTGCAACCTGGGCTGAACCGGGACAAAAGATCTCCCTAGATAATAAGGGACAAAAAACCGCTTACTTTCTTACTTCTTCATTAAATCAGAAGAAAAAGGATGGTTGAAAAACTATGCAGAAAATTGCCCGGCAAACCTTAGTAGATGCTCTCTCCCTGTTGCGCCCCGGCCTCAGCAATAAGGACATCATCGAGGCCGGCAAGTGCTTTAGCTTTCATGATGACCGAATCGTTACCTATAATGGCTTTCTTTCGGTCTGTGTGCCGCTACAGACTGCCATGCAAGGGGCCATCCAAGCCGAAGAGTTTTATAAGCTCCTGGATAAAGTCAAGACCGATGAACTGGAGTTAACCTTAGAAGGAAACGAACTTAGGGTTAAGGCCGGCAAGGTCAGGGCCGGCTTGCGCATTTCCAGTCAGGTTTCGACCCCCCAAGAGCCCCAAAGTGATTTTCAGGAACTACCGCCGGGCTTTCTGGAGGCACTGAATTTCTGCCAGTTTTCAGCTTCCCGGGATATGACTCAGCCCCACCTGACCTGTATTCATATCCAGGATCAATTCGTCACCAGCTCTGACAACTACCGGATCACTGAGATGTGGATGGACCAGGTTAGCCCCTATAACTTCCTATTGCCTGCCGATACGGTTCAGTATTTATCCAGGTATAATCTGACTCATATTGCTCTGGACCCATCCTGGGTGCACTTTATGAACGAAGAAACCGGGGTAATGTTCTCCTGTCTGCTCAAAGCTGGCCAGCCCATGGAAGTTGCCAAACACTTCGAAGTCGAAGGCCAGGTGGTACATTTGCCCGATGAGCTAGCGGACGCCCTGGATCGGACTAAAATAATGGTTGAGGGCGATTCCATCCTGGATCTCAAGATCAGATTACAATTGGAATCAGGAAAACTTATTTGCCGTGGTGAAAAGGCCATTGGTTGGGTGGAAGAAGAAATGGCCATTGATTATCAAGGCGAACCAGTTACCATGTTGGTCAATCCGCTCTTCCTGGCCGATATCCTGGGGCGTACCCGGGAGATGATGGTCAGCGATAAGGTCTGTATGTTTTGGGGCGAGAATTTCCGCCATGTTATGATGCGGGTAGCCGGATGAGAATTTATTTTGCGGGAGAGGCCGGAGTCATAGAGAGAGAGCAACGGTGGTTAAAGTTACTGTCAACTAGATTATTATCTTTTTTTTATATCAAAGAAAATGATTTTGATAATATCTCTTGGCGCATAGTCAAACAGACCATTGAGCAGAAATCCAAATGACCGAGTTCGTCCACTGCCACGTCCATACTGAACACAGCCAACTCGATGGCGTGGGCACCTCCGAG